AGCCAGAACCAGAGCCAGAGCCAGAGCCAGAACCAGAGCCAGAGCCAGAACCAGAACCAGAGCCAGAGCCAGAGCCAGAGCCAGAGCCAGACATGTATTCTGTTGATAGCTACAATCAAGAAGATTATTCTAGATTGGCTGATTTTTTAACTAACAATGCTAAAAAATATGCTTTAGTAGATGATCAAACTGGTGAACAAAACGTCTATTCGTCATTCGAATACGACGAAGACACCGGAATGTTTGTTAGAGACAATACTCGGTTCGGTTACACAGATGAATACGCCACGACAGAGTTTACTCCTGAAGAGTTTTTTGCAGAGTTTGGAAGATCAACCACCCAAATGCCTGAAGATTTTGTAGGTGTAGATGATACTGAAGTTGTGGTAGATGGCGATGATGAAGAAATTGTCTTAGATCCGGATGAGCGCGATGATGCGGATGATGCGGATGACGCGGATGATGCGGATGAACCAGAGATGACACCGCAAGTCATGACAATGGGTCTAGATGGCACTATGTACCCAAATCCTGCCGCCGCGGCGGAAGCGGATAGAGTTTATTTAGCAAGAATGGCAGAATTAGAAGCCCAAGCTAAAAGAAGGCAACAGATTAATGCCGCAATGCGCAATCCTTTCGGGCGAGACATATTAGATAATACGGGTTTGGGTGGTTTACCAGACACAAACTTGCAAGCGCCGGCAGGGCCTACTACAAATCCATTTTCGCGTAGGGTAGAACCAACTTACGGTTCAAATTATCAAATACAACCCGTGGATAATGTAGGCGGATTAACCCCTAGTTATGGACTACCGACAGGACCAAGTCAAGGACGGTCTTACGGAACTACCGACTACACTATTGATCGAGCAGATCCATTTGCAAATCCATTCCTTCGTGGAATAGGGTCATTAACTAGAGGCGGTTAGATGCTAGAACAATTGATAGGTCCAGTATCGGGATTACTGGATAAGTTTATAGAAGACAAGGATAAAAAGAACGCTTTAGCGCATGAAATTAGCACTATGGCAGAGCGTCACGCTCAAGAATTAGCAAAAGGTCAGCTTGAAGTAAATAAAACAGAAGCGGCTCACAAAAGTCTTTTTGTAGCAGGTTGGCGCCCGGCAATTGGTTGGATATGTGGGTTTGCTCTAGCGTATTCTACGATATTAGCACCAATAATAAGTATTTGGTTTACCGTACCTGCTGTAGACAGTTCTCTTTTGACAACTGTTCTAATGGGAATGCTAGGTCTAGGCGCGATGCGTACAGTAGAAAAGACGAAATCCGTCGCAAGGGAAAAATAATGAGCAAGTTTAAATTATCGCAAAGAAGCCTAAGTCGGTTGGAAGGCGTAGATGAGAAATTAGTTTCTGTAGTAAATTATGCAATTGATGTTACTAAACAGGACTTCGGTGTCATTTGCGGACTTAGAACAGAAGAAGAACAAAAATTATTGGTAGAGTCTGGGGCAAGTCAAACAATGTACTCCAAACATTTGCTCGGTCATGCTGTTGACCTTTTGTGTTATTGCGGAGCACGGAGCTCGTGGGAGTTAAATTTGTACGATGAAGTCGCTGATGCCATGGCGGAAGGTGCTAAATTTGTTGGTGTTAAAATAAGATGGGGAGCGGCGTGGACTGTTCCTAATATTGCGGATTACGAAGGTTCAATGGAAGACGCCATGAATAGTTATATAGACACTCGGCGCTCACAAGGACGCCGACCGTTCATAGACGCTCCGCATTTTGAATTAATGACATAAATTTCTCCCTCTTTTGTATAAGATATGATAGGATAAAATCTAACTTTCTTAGACAATATGGGGACATATAAGAATGGATGAGATTCATGCCGCAAATGCGGTCTTCAGAATCATTAGAGATAGACGACAAGCCGTTCATGACCTTATGACTTTTGGAAATGTAAAATCAATGGAGCAATATCGTGAGCTCATGGGAAATTTAGAATCCTTAAATCACGTGGAACAGGAACTCAAGATCCTGCTAGAAAAACAGGAGCGTAGTATATGAAAAAGTCAACAATTGACTTATCTGCCGCACCCAGTGCATCTTTTCAAATGGAATCTGAACGAGAAGATACTGAGGTAGCTGATAAAAGTGCAGAAAATCTCAAAGAGGCTTATGTAGATAAGCCTGTTCTTAGACCTGAAAATATTGGTAAAAGCCTTCTAGAAAAAATGCCGGACCCTACGGGATGGAGAATCTTGATTCTACCGTACAGAGGAAAAGGACAGACTGAAGGCGGTATTTATCTTCCAGATCAATTAGTAGAGCAACAATCTGTGTCAACACAGGTTGGATATGTTCTTAAAGTTGGACCGCTTGCATACAAAGACCCTGCAAAATTCCCCTCGGGTCCATGGTGCGAAGAAAAAGATTGGGTTATGTTTGCTCGCTATGCCGGGTCACGTTTCGCAATTGATGGTGGTGAGGTTCGTATTCTTAACGATGATGAAATCCTTGCTAAAATTTTAGATCCGGAAGATGTACTGCATTATTAAAAGGTGACATATGAGTGAAGAAAATTTAAGTAATGAGGTTGCAGTAGAAAATTTGTCTGCTGAAAAGCCTGTACAAGAAGATCAATTCGACAAAGCAGAAAACGCAACGCAAAAAAGAATTGATAGGCTTACGAAAAAAATGCGTGAGGCTGAAAGACGCGAAAGTGAAGCCATAAATTACGCGAAACAAATACAACAGGAAAACGCTAACGTCAAAGCACGGATGGCTAACTTAGATAATAGTTACGTGTCTGAGTATACTAATCGTGTTTCAACACAGACTGAAAGTGCTGAACAAGCTTTATCAAGAGCCATGGAGATTGGTGATACTAAAGCTGTTGTAGAGGCGCAAAGAGCTTTGACAAACCTTGCTATAGAAGGTGATAGGGCAAAGCAAGCGAAAATGCAACAAGATCGCTATCAACAACAATTGCAAGCGCAACAGCAAGCGCAATTGCGTCAACCTATGCCACAACAGGCTCCTGCCCCTCGTCGACCTGACCCGAAGGCCGAATCATGGGCTGTAAAAAATGATTGGTTTGGACAAGATGAAGTTATGACGTATGCGGCGTTTGGAATCCATAAAAAATTAGTCGAGGACGAAGGGTTTGACCCGCAGAGTAATGACTATTATACTGAGTTGGATTCGAGAATTGCGAAAGAATTTCCGCATAAACTCAATAAACAGGGCAAACGACCCGCTCAGTCGGTTGCATCTGCAAAAAGAAACAACTCTGGGCGCAGTAGTGGGAGAAAGGTTAGACTCACCCCTAGCCAAGTCGCAATTGCGAAAAAATTGGGTGTGCCGCTAGAAGAATACGCGAAATACGTGAAGGAGAAGTGAAATGAGTGATAAAGACGAAAAGTTAAATGCGCCCATAGAAAGGTCTTCTCGCGCAAACACAGAAAGGAGTAAAAAGGCAGTGCGTAAGCCTTGGGCTCCTCCGTCAATGTTAGATGCACCACCTGCGCCTGACGGTTACAAACATCGTTGGATACGGGCTGAAACCCGTGGTTTTAACGACAGTAAAAACGTCAGTGCAAAAATGAGAGAAGGTTGGGAATTAGTCCGCAGGGACGAATATCCTGACTTTGAGTCTCCAACAGTAGATTCAGGTAAATACGAAGGTGTATTTGGAGTAGGCGGATTACTTCTTGCACGTATCCCTCTTGAAACTGTAGCTGAAAGGTCTGAATATTTTTCTAGGAAAAGTTCTGATCAAATGGAAGCAGTGGATCAGGATATGATGCGAGAGAACGCACATTCATCCATGACGATTTCAAAACCGGATCGTCAAACTCGTGTAACTTTCGGCGGCCCCAAAAGATAGGGCCCGTCATAACTGGAGATAAATCTTATGGCAAATCAAAATACTGCCTATGGTCTTCGTCCTGTAGGGCTTGTTGGTTCAGCGGTCAATTCTACTGGGGTAACTCAGTATGAAATCGCTAGCGACAACACTAATGCTATTTTTCAATATAACATCGTCGTTCCTTTGGCGGCAGGTGTAATTGATCAAGCCGGTGCTACCAATGGTGGCACTACACAAGCACTTGGTGTACTTATGGGCGTAGAATATCAAGACTCGGTGCAAAAAAAGCCGGTCTTTCTTAACTACTGGCCCGGATCAGGTTCCGTAAGCGTGGATACTAATTTTCCTGTAAAAGCTTTCGTTGCTGATAATCCGAACCAGATATTCAAAGTCGCTTCAGACGCGTCCTTGACTAACCGTGCTACTGCACTTGCTACTGTTTTTGCTAACGCCACTTTGGGCACTTCTGCCCGTACTGGTTCAACATCCACAGGTTCAGGTAATGGAGCATTAAGCGTTAGTTCGGTTGCTACTACAGCTACTTTGGCATTACGAATTGTGGGTATTGCAGACGATCCTGCTAACAATGATTACGCCTCTGCGGGTATACCATTGCTAGTTCGTCTAAATGCTCATTTTAACGCACCAACAAGCCGGTTCGATTCGCAGACTACTGCTACATCGACCGGTATTTAAGGAGGGATAAACCATGGCTATTTCTCGCGCACAATTAGCGAAAGAGCTAGAACCCGGCCTTAATGCTCTATTTGGGTTGGAATATGATCGTTACGAAAACGAACATTCTGAAATCTTTGAAGAAGAGTCCTCGGACAGAGCTTTTGAAGAAGAAGTAATGCTCGGCGGTTTCTCTACTGCACCTGTTAAAAGCGAAGGTGGTACTATTAGCTTTGACGATGCACAAGAGACTTACACTGCTCGTTACACTCATGACACTATCGCTTTAGCATTCTCAATTACTGAGGAAGCTATTGAAGATAACCTATATGATCGTCTTGCATCTCGCTATACGAAAGCTTTGGCTCGTTCCATGGCTCAGACTAAGCAGATTAAAGCGGCGGCTATTCTTAACAATGCCTTTATCGCCACTGGCGGTTTTGCGCAAGGTGACGGAAAAGCTTTATGCGCAAATGATCATCCATCTCTGTCTGGTAATCAAACCAACCTGCTAGCTACTCCGGCTGACCTCAACGAGACTTCTCTTGAGCAGATGCTGATTGAAATTGCAGGTATGACTGATGAGCGTGGTCTTAAAATTGCTGTACAAGGTACAAAGTTAGTTATTCCAAAAGAACTGCAATTTATTGCAGAGCGAGTACTTAACTCTAACCTGCGTTCAGGAACTGCGGACAACGATAACAATGCGATGAAAAATATGGGAATGTTGCCTGACGGCGCAGTGGTTAACCACTTCCTTACTGATTCTGATGCATACTTCATCAAAACTGACGCACCTAACGGGTTCAAATACTTCAACCGTTCGCCAATTAAAACGGCAATGGAAGGAGACTTTGACACTGGAAATATGCGCTTTAAGGCTCGCGAAAGATATTCTTTCGGTGTGTCTGATTGGCGTTCTGTTTTCGGTACTCCCGGCGCATAATAAAGTTTTTTACTTTATGTGGAAAAGGCGGCACTTGCCGCCTTTTCTTTTTTGCGCTATATTAAACCTTCCCTGACAGTTGCATTTCGTGACTGACATTTGCCAAGACAGGAGAAATACTCATGGCTAAAACAACTTTTACCGGAATAGTCCGGTCGGAAAACGGTTTTTCAGATATTACAAAAAATGCTACTACTGGAGCCGTAACAACTAATTCAACTTACGCTACTAACGCTAGTGTTGGTGGAACTCTTGCCGTAACTGGCGCTACAACTCTCTCTTCTGCTGTAAACAGCACTTTTGTAAAGCATGTTGGATTTGCTTCAGGCGTTACTGTTAATACTACAGCAGGTGATAGCCCTACTATTGCTACGTTTGTACAACCCGCAAACACTATTATTACAGACATTAAAATATTCTGTGTTACTGCTCCAGTTATTGGAACAGGTGATATTGGTTATGAAGTTGGAACTTCGTCTTCTGGCGCACAAATTGTTGCGGCACAAACTGATGAGATTCTAGATGGCGGAACAACCGTTGTTGTTGGCAACGTAACAGTAACGAGCCTAGTTCTACAAACTCAAGATGCGACAACTGCTCCTGCCTCTGTGCAGTATACGTCAGCGGCCCGTGACATCTTCTGTAACATTACTAATACTGTTGATGCTACTACCGCAGGATCGTTTACTTTTATTATCGAATACGTTCAAATAGCGTAATTGTTAAAGCATTAAGGGGCGCCCTGCGTCCCTTTGTTTCTAGGAGAAATTTATGGCAGATACGGTAGCAACACAAATTTTAAGCGATGGGCCAAAATATACTGTCTTAAAGTTTACCAATGTGTCTGATGGAACGGGAGAATCTGCTGTTGTTAAGGTAGATGTTTCTGCGTTAAATCTTAGTGCAGATGGTAACGCTTGTACTGGCGTTGTTATAGAAAAAATGTGGTGGCAATGCATAGGAATGAAAGTGCAAATCCTTTGGAATGCTAGTACAAACTTGTTTTGTATAGAACTTGGTGAAAATCAAAGCGGGCATCACGATTATTCTGTTTTTGGTGGTCTTGTAAACAACTCCGGCAGTGGAAAAAACGGCGATGTTCTTTTTACAACCGTTGGACATTCTAATACAGACACTTACACTGTAATTATGTATCTACGAAAGAAATTTGATTAGTAGTTATGGCTACAACAAAAGACGCAAAAAGGTTACCTTCGGGGCGTATTAGCTACCGGGGGGAAACCTTTGCCGGATATAACAAACCTAAGAAAACCCCTAAAAAATCTAAAAAAAGCGCAGTGTTGGCTAAAAAAGGCAACGAAATCAAGCTTGTTCGTTTTGGCGACCCCAACATGAGCATCAAAAAAGATCAACCAAAAAGAAGAAGCAACTTTCGAGCTCGGCACAGTTGTGACACAGCAAAAGACAAATTTTCTGCAAGATACTGGTCTTGTAAAGCGTGGTAGCATGACTCCTGAATTTTATACTTTTGGCATAGAAAAAAACATATGTGATGAGATTAGAGCATGGTCCGCAGAAGTCGTGGAAAAGCCTAATCCTTTTTTTAATAACATGCCGTCATGCCCTTTTGCTAGAAAATCATGGCAAGATGGAAAAATATCTATACTTTTTAAGAAAGATGGTGGTTTTCAAGATTTATATACAGCTATTAGTTGTTTTAACGACGAACTAGATATTGTTATATTAGTTGATTTGCATTTCCAAGAAAATGCTGATTTATTTCATGAATATTTAGAAGATTTAAACACGCAAATATCTGCGGGTATGTTTATAGATCAAGATATATGGTTAATGGGCTTTCATCCGGATGATGATGAAAATGAGTTCATTGACGATAGTACTTTTTTGAATGTAATCGAAAAAGAATATGCTATTATCTTTGTGCAAAGACTTTCTAAACTGCAAGAAGCGGCAGACAAGATTGCAAAAAAAGGATATTATGATAAGTATTTTCAAGAGTACAATGCGAAAGAAATTTTTAACAAAAGAGAGATTTTTAATAGGAGATTGAAAAATGGCTATGAAACCAAAGAAAAAACCAGTTAAAAAAATGCGAATGGGTGGACCCGGAGGCTCTGTAAAACGCATGAGAGCCGGAGGTGCCTCCGGAGTTAAAAAAAGGAAAAAGAAATAATGCCCGGTAAGAAAAAAGGACTTTACGCCAATATTCACGCTAAAAGAGCCCGTATAAAAGCCGGTTCTAAAGAAAAAATGCGGAAACCCGGAGCAAAAGGTGCACCAACGGCGAAAGCTTTTAAAAATTCAGCTAAAACGGCAAAAAAAACACCCGTCAAACAAAAAAAATAGGTTTGTAACATGGCTGTTTCCGGAAGCACCGATTTTGAACTCGATGTTACAGAGTACATCGAGGAAGCGTTTGAGCGTTGCGGCTTAGAAGTTCGCACGGGCTACGATTTAAAAACAGCAAAGCGATCCTTAAATTTATTGCTTGCAGAATGGGCCAATCGTGGTCTAAATGCATGGACAATTAAACAAAATACACAAGCTTTAGTTGCTGAAGACGGGCTTTACACCTTAAACGCCAATATTATTGATGTTTTATCTGTGGTCTGTCGAAGAGACGGGACAGATTATGCTCTTGAACGGCTCAGTAGAGACGAGTTCTTGTCAATTCCGAACAAAACGACGACGGGTCGACCTAATCAATTTTTCTTAGATCGTTTAACAACGCCTGTTTTAAAACTTTGGCCAATTCCAGAAAACGCTACAGATGTAATCATCTACGATGCTCTTACACGCATCGATGATGCAGATACTCCGACTAATACTCTTGCTGTTCCTTTTAGATTTTACCCCTGTTTAGCCGCCGGCTTGGCTTACTACATTGCTATTAAAAGAGCTCCTAATCGAATACAACTTCTAAAAGGTTTGTATGATGAGGAATTTGATAGAGCTATGTCAGAAGACCGCGATCGAGCGTCTTTTAATGTTGTTCCTGCACAGTCATACCATAGGAGCTAAACGTGTCTAAATTTGCTACTGGAAAAAGATCTTACGCAATATCTGATAGATCCGGGTTTAGGTATCGTTATCAGGATATGCGGAAAGAATGGAACGGGGCCCTAGTTGGAAAAGATGAGTTCGAAGCAAAACAACCACAATTAGGTCCTTTTCGTAAGGTTGTAGATGCTGAAGCGTTAAAAAATGCGCGACCAGACCGAGTCGAACCTTTGGATGTTTTTGTAGGTGTTCCTACAGTAGAACTACCTAATGTTTTGCCTTTGGCGGCTTTTTGCAGTGTTGGAACGGTTACGGTGACTACATGAGTTTTACATATTCTGAACTAAAAACAGCTTTACAAAATTATACCGAAAACGACGAAACAACTTTTGTAAACACGTTACCGACTTTTATTCGCATTTGTGAAGAAAGAATTCTTAAAAGTGTACAATTAACACTTTTTATTAAAAATGCAACCGGTGCAACCATTTCCGGGCAAAAATTTTTAGCACAACCTACAGATTTTTTAGCGCCATTTTCATTAGCATTAACAAATTCTTCTGGGACAGAAGTTTTTTTAGATTTTAAAGATGTTGATTTTGTGCAAAGTTTTTCTCCAAGCAGTGGAACAGGCTTTCCACGTTACTATGCTTCTTTTGACAACGACAATTTTATTCTTTCGGCCAAACCCGATGCCGCTTATAGTGTAGAACTACACTACTATTATCGGCCAACAAGCCTTACTGCCGGCGCAGATAGTGGAACAACTTGGTTGAGTGAAAACGCAGAAGTTGCTTTACTTTATGGAAGTTTAATCGAGTGCTATACTTTCATGAAAGGTGAACCGGATTTGTTAGCTGTTTATGAAAAAAGATTTGTTGAAGCTATAAGCTCTCTTAAAATGCTAGGAGAGTCTAAACAGGTAACAGATGAGTATCGAACTGGAAAAGTAATTAGGCCAAAACAATGAGTTTAAACGCGTGTATAGATTTGCCTCCGACCTACCAAGTAAGTGTAGAAACTGTTGACGGTCGTGGTTTTACTACCGCAGAAATTGCGGAAAGTTGCGCTTCTAAGATAGTAGAAGTTGCAGATAATGCGGATCCTTTAGTAAAAGCACAAGCTTATGCGTTTAAAAATGACATTGTTAAAGTTATAGAATACTACATGAAAGAAGTTGTAAAAAGTGAACGAACTACGATTTGCAACGCAATAACAAATGCAGGGCATAAAAATTTATCAGAATTAATTAGGAGACTTTAAAATGGCTTTTACCGGCAATTTTATGTGTACGAGCTTTAAGAAAGAATTATTAGAAGCCACGCACAATTTTAGTGCAAGTGGCGGCAATAGTTTTAAGCTTGCGTTGTACACAAATAGCGCGTCCTTTACTGCATCAACGACGGCTTACACAACTTCTAATGAAGCTAGCGGAACTAATTACACTGCCGGGGGTGCGGCATTGACGAACATAGCACCAACGACAACGGGAACTACAGCTTTTACTGATTTTGCAGATTTAACTTTTTCTAACGTAACAATTACTGCTCGTGGTGCGTTAATATATAACGATACTAATAGTGACAAGTCTGTAGTTGTGTTAGATTTTGGAGCAGACAAGACTGTAACAACTGGAGAGTTTAAAATAGTTTTCCCTACAGCGGATGCTACGAACGCAATAATTAGGATTGCATAAATGGCAGATGCCCTTGTTTCATACAATGGATGGAACTCTGCTAGTCAGTCTTGGGGTTCTGGCGGATGGGGACAAAACACTCCGTTAGTGGCTTCTACAGCGTCTGTTGGAACGGCTGAAGCTTCTTTAAAATTTGAATTTTTTGCAACAGGTTTTGAAATTACAGCAGGTGTTAGTGGAGTTTCGGTTTGGGCAGACATAAATCCAACTCCTAATAACAATTGGACAGCAACGACACCGAGTACAGGTAATAGTTGGACAGCAACGACACCGAATGCGGGTAATACTTGGACAAACATAATAGCGGCGTGAGGCTAAGACATGGCTAGTACATATACTACTAATACAGGAATAGAAAAACCGGGTACGGGCGAACAATCGGGTACTTGGGGTGATACTACAAACACTAATTTCGATATTATCGATCAAGCTACTAATGGAATTGTATCCATAACGCTAAGTGCCACGGGGTCTACGGGTTCTCCTAATGATTTACCTATTACAAATGGTGCTTTGTCCAACGGTCGTAATCGCTTTATAGAATTTGTAGATGGTGGTGATATCGGCGGTACGGTTTATGTGCAATTGTCTCCCAATGATGCTGAAAAAGTAGTCCACGTTAGAAACAGTTTGTCCGGTTCGCGATCCATATTAATATTCCAAGGCACTTACAATTCTAGTAACGATTTTGAGCTTGTAGCCGGGAAAGATTACACCCTTAAATTTGACGGTGGTGGCTCTGGGGCTACCGTAACGGACGTTAACAACAATTTAACGGTTACCGCGCTAGATGCGGGGACGGTGGAGTTCGATTCTTTATCCGGGACAGGATCTGTTGCAGTTACAGACATCGTTGATGAAGACAACATGTCCTCTAACAGTGCTACTAAGTTAGCCACCCAACAATCTATTAAAGCTTATGTTGATGCTCAAGTAGGAACAGTTGATACGCTTACAGAAATCTTGGCTAACGGTAACACAACAGCTACAGATCAAAAAATACAGTTTCGTGATAGTGCTATATTTATAAATTCTAGCGCCGATGGTCAGCTAGACATAGTAGCTGATACAGAAATCCAAATAGCCGCTACAACAATTGATATTAACGGCGCAATTAACGCTAGTGGTGAAATTATTGCCGCTAGTTTGGATATTAGTGGAAACATAGATGTTGATGGTACAACTAATCTAGACGTTGTAGATATAGATGGTGCTGTTGATATGGCGACTACACTTACCGTTGCCGGTAATGTAGATTTTAATGGTGACTTAGATGTTGATGGTACAACTAATCTAGATGTTGTAGATATTGATGGCGCTGTTGACATGGCGACTACACTTACCGTTGCCGGTAATGTAGATTTTAATGGTGACTTAGATGTTGACGGCACTACAAATTTGGATGTTGTAGATATAGATGGCGCTGTTGATATGGCTTCTACGTTGACTCTAGCGGGCAATGCAGACTTTAATGGTGATTTAGACGTAGACGGTACAATAGAATTCGATGCCCTATCTGGCACAGGGTCTGTTGCGGTTACAGACATTGCTGATGAAGATAACATGTCTTCTAACAGCGCAACTAAGCTTGCTACTCAGCAATCTATTAAGGCTTATGTAGACTCACAGGTTGGAACGGTTGATACCCTCGCTGAGATTTTGGCTAATGGTAATACTACTGGATCAACTGATATAGAAGTAACTTCCGCACAGAAAGTTCAATTCCGTGATTCAGCTATTTACATAAATTCTAGCACTGATGGACAGTTAGACATTGTTGCAGACACTGAGATTCAGATAGCGGCTACAACCATTGATATTAATGGAGCTATCAACGCAAGCGGTGAGATTATCGCGGCCTCTTTAGATATTAGCGGCAACATAGACGTAGACGGCACAACTAACCTTGATGTCGTGGACATCGATGGTGCTGTAGATATGGCTTCAACGCTTACTGTTGCAGGAGCTGTTACTGGTTCTAGTAGCTTTGCAACTGCGGCAGGAGGAACATTTACTACAGCATCTGGCAACGACTTAAACATTGTATATCCTGATTCTCGTTCATTATTTTTTAAAGAAGGCTCAACCACTACTCTTACTCTGGACAATGCTCAAGGCGCTACATTCGCAGGGGATGTCACAATTCCTAGTAATATTATCCATGCAGGTGATACAAACACCTTTTTTGGATTTCACAGTAGTGATTTATTTAGAGTTACAACTGGTGGCGTAGGTAGGTTTGAAGTAAGTGATAGTGCTGTAATTATTAATGATTCTAGCCAAGACATGGACTTCAGAGTTGAGTCAAACGGCAACGCTAATATGCTGTTTGTGGATGGTGGTAATAATCGGGTTGGCGTGGGCACTGGGTCAGCGTTAGAGGTTTTACATGTTGCAGACTCTAATCCAGTGGTAACAGTTTCTTCAACTAGCGTTGACCAAGCTATAAGATTGGAGCTTTATGAGCAGAAAAATGGCACAGCAGATTTAGGTGGTTTTTTTGAATACTCAGGGGCAAGTGCAAATTCATTACTTATAGGAACAACGCTTAACAGCACGGACACTACCCATATTACTTTACCAAGAGATGGCAGTGGTGCGGCTACGTTTAATTCTAGTGTGACTGTAGGTGGCGGAATAAGTATGCCCACCTCTATAAATCACGTAGGAGATACTGATACTAACTTTGGATTTCCTCAAAATGACCACATTAATTTTACAACTAATAATTTAGAAAGACTTAGATTATCTCCTGACTATACTGTATTTAATGATACAGGTGCAGACACTAACTTTATAGTTGAGTCTAGTGGTAATACGGCAATGCTGTTTGTTGATGGTGGTGAAGACCATGTAAACATCGGTACAACTTCTGATTTTGGAGATACCTTTAACGTATCTGGCGCAGGACATTTTACTGCTAATGTAACATTATCACGACAAAGCAACGATACAGGCTCTACAGGTTTAGCTCTTGAAAAAACAAGAAGCACTTCTGTAAATGGTAACACTGTTGTACAAAACGGGGACCAATTAGGTTATGTAGCCTTCCGTGGAAACGATGGCGACCAGTTTATAGACGGAGCTTACGTTATTAGTTTTGTTGACGGTACTCCGGGCAATAATGATATGCCCACTAGTTTGCAATTCTGGACAACGGCAGATGGAGCAAGCTCACCTACTTCACGATTCCAAATAGCCGCAGACGGCTCTCTATCCACCCCAACCGCAGGAACCTCTAACGTCCGATTCGGTGTCAACGCAGGTAACAGCATTGCAAGCGGTGGTAATCACAATGTTTTTATAGGCGATGAAGCAGGTACTGCAATTACTACTGGTTTCCAAAATGTAGCAGTTGGTTATTTAGCATTAGATGCAGAAGATACAGGTGGCAGAAGCGTTGCCGTGG